CCATCGTCCACCACTTCCACGGCCACAAGGTCAATAGAAAATACCAGGGTCGGCGCGAGATCCTCGTGAAGCACCAGTTCAACCCGCATTCCGATGTGCATTATGATGCACGCGGGGTGTTGCGGTTGGCTCACCCTCATGATGCGCGCCGGCGAGGGCTGAGAGACGATCTGCGCCAGTATTTCCGCGCCCGCCACGAAGACACGCGTTGATGCGTCGTAAGCTCGCTCGCCGAATCCGCTTCCACGCCGCCTGGCTGGCCGTTCTCATGATGCTTTGCGAAGCGCTGGCGAGCGTATGGCCACTTTTCGAGGGGACGCTACCCATTCCCCCGCTTGTCTATGCCGGCCTTGGCCTGTTCTTCGCCGTCGCCTCTGGCATCGGGCACCTCTACCGGAACGATTGAGGCGTGGCGGCGGACTTAGTGGGCGGGAGGTTCGCTAGCCTCTCCCTTTCGGCACTAGGGCTTACTTTCCTTCACGCAGCCGCCACGCCTCTGTCACCGACGCCAGACGGTCATTGCCGCTTTAGTGCGATGTCCAAATAACCTAGCAGAATCAACGAGGAAACTCAATGAGCCGCGTGAAAAAAGGCGGGGCGCTTGCCGCCTCCGTCGTCGCACTTGTGTCTGGATTCGAGGGGCTGAGAACCTACGCCTACCGCGATCCGGTTGGTATACCCACAATCTGTTTCGGGGAAACTCGTGGCGTGAAGATGGGCGACCACAAGACGCCCGCTGAATGCAAGGACATGCTCATCTCCCGGCTCGCAGAGTTCGAGACGGGCATGCGCAAGTGCCTCGCTTCGCCGGACACCATTCCCGACAACGCCTACGCTGCCTTCCTCAGCGCTTCCTACAACATCGGCACGGGAGCGTTCTGCAAATCATCCATGGCTCGCAAGGCTAACGCTGGCGACATTCGCGGCGCCTGCGATGCGTTGCTCCAATGGGACAAGGCTGGCGGTTTTCGGCTTCCTGGTTTGACGAAGCGCCGGCAGGCCGAGCGCGCCCTGTGCCTGCGGGGACTCTGATGGAAAACCTCAAATCCGTCTTCGCACTACTCATCGATGAGTACGCCGCAGAGATCGGCTTGTTCCTCGTCGGCATCGTGGTTCTCGGGTGCTTGGTGTTCCTATGATGTGGCTCGTTGACCTCGCCATCGGCACCAAGATCGGCCGTATCGTCACGGGCGCGCTTGCCGTCGTCCTTGCCGTTATCGGCTTCCGTCTGTGGCTCGCGGCGCATGATGCCAGCACCCGTCACGCCGCTCTCGCTGGCTACGTCAAGCAAGTCGAACTGGATGCAACCAAGGCCAAGCTCGCCGAGACGGAACGCCAGCTAGAGGCAGGCCGGAAGGCCCTTTCCCAATATGCAGAACTGCTCGCTGCCGAGCAGGAAAAGAACCGTGCAGCCGATGAGGCTTTGGAACAGGAGATCAAATTCCATGAAGCTGAACTGGCTGCTAAGGGTCGTTCTTGCCACATCAGCGATGACGACCGTCGCTGGCTGCTCAAGCCTTGAGAAGTTGCTTCACACAGCATCCGTTCAGAAAGGCCAAACGGCGGCTGGCGTGCATCTTCCGCCATTGCCGGCTGACTGCCGCGCGATCGAGCCGCATGCGCCGGTTCCTGTCGGTGCGGAAGCGCTTTCCGTTCTGAAGCGCGAGCGTCGCGCCACCGACCGTGCCAATGCCCGCGTCCAGCGGTGTGCAAATCACTATGAAAATGTCGCTTCTGGGCTTGAGGGGAAGGCGCCGTGACCGAGCATGAGATCAGGCGCATCGTCGCCGAGACCGTAGATCAGACGCTAACACGCCTTGGCGTCGATACCGAAAACCCGCTTGAGTTCCAGCGCGACCTTCAACACCTCCGGGCCTGGCGCGAGTCTGTCGCAACCGTGAAGGCGCAGTCGCTTGTGACCGCTGTGGGAATTCTCATAGCCGGCGCCCTTGGCCTCATCTGGCTGGCGCTGCGCGGCTCTCCGTAAGACTTCCTCCCTCCCTCGAAAGGATACGGCCATGGAAGGCGAGACCCCTCGCTTCTGGGTTGCTTTTGGCATTTTGCTTGCCGCGTTGGCGCTGTGCGCCGTCATGCTGGTGACACTGACTATCAGGGCTCACGCTGAGCCGATTCCTGCTCCGCCGGTTGTCCATATAACGGATGATCCTGGGGGTTCGGTTGTTGAATATTACAAAAAATACCAAGCTCTAAACACGGCTGGCGCAGAGATTCATTTTCATGGCCTTTGTGCGTCAGCCTGCGGCATCGTCCTTTTCTCCGAATTCACCGCCATCAAAGCATGCGCCGATGAGGGCGCCATCTTCGGCTTCCACAAGCCCTTTCAGCAGATCAACGGCAAGGTCATGCGCACCCGGCGCGCGGTGAGGGAAACGCGCAAACTCTGGGCTGCTTGGCTGGCAGCACTCCCCGATCGCCTACATGCCTATCTCCAGCGCGCTCGCGTTCCATCGGCCGCTGAGGGCGATGAACAAAACACCATGCTTGTCGTCCCCGCAAGCCTGCTTCTTCCAAAATGCCCAATGACGGTGGCCGCACAATGATCCGTCTCGCAATCCTGAACTTCGGCTTCTGCTGCTTCCTCGCTTGGGCCTGGTGGCTGGGCTATGTCGGCTTCGTCTTCACTCACGATGAATCTCATATCACCTATATGATCGCGGTGGTGTTTATCTGGTGTGTCGCCCGCGTGTTCTGGGGGAAGACAGATCATCTGGAGGAGGCAGAGAAGCAACTCACCGGCCTCGGGTTCATCGGTACGCTCACCGGCTTTATCATGGCCCTAATTCCCTTAGCGGATGGCTCGATGGGATCACCGGAGGCAGCGGCACATATCTTCAGCGGCCTACTGTCTGGCATTGGCGTCGCTTTTTGCGCATCGCTGGTGGGTGTCATCTGCGCTCAATGGCTTGGCCTGCTTCGCTGGCTGATCGGGGAATAGCCCTATGTGGCGCCTCTTCAACAGCATGCGTGACATGTATTCGAATGTCACGCTCATCCTCGCCGTCATCGTTGTAATCGTGTTGACCCAGGTCAACCCCAAGACCAAGCCCTCAGAAGAAAGCACGAAACCACCCGGCGACATCATGGTGTGCATCTTCTGGCAGGGGGCCCACGACGTGGACTTGTGGGGCGACGCCCCCGGTCAGTCAAAGGCAACAGGGTACGCCCACAAGAATGGCGAGGTTTTAGACCTTGTTCGTGACGACCTCGGCAAAAATCGCGACAATTTTGGTAGGGAGACCCTACAAAGCACTGAGTGCCAGTTCGCACGCGGTCTGCCTGATGGCCGATGGGTCTTCAATATCCACGGCTACGCCATCAACGCGCCAGAGGTCTCGGTGCATGCTGAAATCCGTCTTGGCGGGGAATACGGGTTCAACCTTCTCCTCGAACGCGATCTGACCATCAAGCAGAAGCAAGAGCGGACGATCGCGCAGTTTCAGTTGCGAGATGGGAAGGTCGTACCCGGCTCGGTGAACGAGGTGTACGTGCCTCTCAGGAGCGCGCAATGACCATCCTTGCCTCAACCTGGCTCCTCCTCGCCGTCGTCATGTGCGGGTTCGCGTTCATGGCAGGCAAGCGTCTCGTTGCTCTGTCTCTTCCTCTGGCGGTTGTCCTTGCTGCTCTCGCGATCTACGTCCCACTCGGGATGCCGTTCCCACACTCCCCGAAGCCTGGGAAGTACACCGTTGTCGGTGCTAAAATCATTGTTGATGTCGCTATTTACGCGCTGCTTGATAACGGCACCGACGAGCCGACATATTATCGCCTGCCGTACACAAACAGCCAGGCCAATTCCCTGCAATCCGCCCTCGATGGCGCACAGGACGGGCAGGGCGTTCAGGCTATCGTCGGGCAGGACGGCGGCGTTTCGTATGACGGCCCGCCACCCGTCACCGGAGAACCGCCCAAGGTTCCCGAGCGGCCGGCTGTTTCTATTCCCTGAATTCCCCCATCAACAGCATAGGGACACCCATGCATGCCAACACCGCCCACCCCGGAATGGCAATTGCGAGAAGCCGTCGAGATTCTAGCGAGGCATGATGGCAATTTCACCAAAGCCGCAGAAGCAGCAAATATGTCCCGCGCCGGCTTTGCAGAGCGGGTACGGAGAGCGGAACTTCTAAGCATCCGCGCCGAGAAGGATGAGGCAGTCGAATTCCCAGTGTTCTTCGATGGTGACGAACCAATTGACGACATCATCAACCGCATGTCGCGCAATTTCGAGCGTGCCAAAAAGGCTCAAGACGCCCGGCAGTGGTTCCCGATCAAGATGAAGGAAAACAAGCCGATCGGCATCTTGTTTGTGGGTGATGTCCACATAGACGACAACGGATGCAACTGGCCAGTTCTCAGAGAGCATGCCCGGATCAGCCGGGAAACGCCAGGAATGTACGCCGTCAATATCGGCGATAGTGCAAACGATTG